GCGCCGACGAGGATCGCCAGAACGAGCGCGAGAGCCCCGACCAGGCGCCTCATCAGAACACCCGATCTACTTCGATGATGTACTTGCCGCCGCTTTTCCAGTACGCCGCGTCGGGCGTGCCGGTCGTCGTGATGACGACGGTGCCGGTGCCCCACAGCCCCGGGTTGCCGCCCTCGGTGGCTGCTGAGGCTTCGAAGCCGGCCTGCGGCGTCAGCGTGACGCTCGACGCGCCGACCGTGGTGACCGTGAAGTTTTTTCGGATCCTCATCGTCTCCCTCCGCTCTCAAATGGTGGCGGGCCCTTCAAAGGGGCTTACGGCTACCGCCATCGCCGTCGCATCCGCTACGCCGCCGGCTTTTCGTCCGGTGGGACCTGACAGTCACGACAGACCGGCGTGCCGTCCTCGAGCCGGTCCTGCGTCCACCGGCCGCATACCGTGCATGGCGCATTGGCATCGGCCATGTCACCCATTGCCGCTCCTCCTCAGTCACCGACCACGGGCAACAGAATCTTGAGCGTCTGGCCGTTGGCGTAGTTGGCGCCGCCGGCCGTGATGACGAGATAGACGTCCGCCGTCTGCGTATCGAGGAAGTTCAGCGTGTCGGTATTCGCGAGCGCGGCCGATCCTGCCGAGACCACCGACGTCGAGCCGAGGTAGCGCGTGGCCGCCGAGGCCGTGAAGGTGTTACCAGACCGCGTGTAGGTGCCGACGGTGGCCGTGGTCGAGGCGCCCATCGCCCCGAAGGTCAGGAGCCCGAAGTTGAGCACCTCAAGATCCTTGGGCAGAAAGCCGACGATCACGAAATCGCCGTTGGCGATCGGGCCGTTGCCGATCGCAGTCGAGGTGGCCGCAGTCGTGAAGGTGCCGCGGATGATCCGGACCTTGCCCATGTACTCGGTGGGGTTCGGATGCCGCACGGCCGTGTCGATCTTCGCTTGTTCGAGCATGAATACGTTTGCCATGGTTGAAGTACGTCGTTCCTTTCTAGCGAGCCGAAGCCCGCTGAAATCTCAACTACTGCGTTTCGTCGATATCGATCTGGACCACGCCCGCGTCATCGACACGGACGCCGCCGGCACTGAGCTTGATGATGACTTGCATATTTCCCCACTTATGCGGCGCCTCGGAAATCTTGGCGTCCTGCACGAGGCCGACGCCGACGCCCATCGCTTGCTTTTGCCAGGCGATGCATGAGCGGATGTTGCCGGTCTTCGGCAGGCGCGTCGTCATGCGCCAGCGGAAGCCCATCCACGATTGGTCGTAGGGGAGGCCGCCGCGCTGCAACGCCTGAATCGTCGAGTAGTCGCTATTGGTGACGGCCGTGTTGTTGAGGAGGTTCGTCATCGCGTGGGCGGAGTAGAAAAAGTAGCGGTCGTCCGGGTCCACGTCCTGACCGTTCATGATCTCGGCCGCGGAGAGGATTTTCGCCAGCGTGAGACCGGTGCCGCCGTTGGCGATCTGCTGGGCAGCGAGGAAGGCCGTGAGCGACGTCGTCTCGGCGGCCTCGTCAACCGTGACCGCGGAGGCCAGGGCGGCGCCGAGGCAGATATCGTCAAGTTGCCGGTTGCGCGCGTTGACGAGGAGCGCGGCGAATTCCGAATCGAGCCCGATCGGCGTCTTGAGCGTATCGAAGTCATCGATCAGGACGGCCGCCGCCGTATCGCCGAGCAGCGCGCGCCGCTTGCTCGAGGGCGGGTTGAGGTACGTCGTGTCCGAGTCGCGGGCGACGGCCGACATATTGACCGGCCCCACGCGGTTGAACGGCCAGGTCTTGCCGACGACGCCCTCTTTGACGCGGTAGCTCCCCGAAGTCTTTTGGACTTTCTGCTGGGCGAGCTGCGTGAGGGTGTCGTTGATGGCGTGGACGAACCACGCTTCGTTGAACTGAGCCATGGACGGGTACTCCTCACACGGAAACGAAATGTCCGTTTCACGCGAGGAGTAGTCCGCCCAATGCGGGCCCCTCTACGGCCTTGACGCGGCCGTCCTACGGCGTGTCTGTCCCACGCCGCCACCGAGGCCCCTTGCGGGGTAATCTCGGCGCTGTGCTTCCCTAGTGTCCTGGCTTCATGAAGTGGGCCGTACCGTTGCTCGGCATGTAGAGCACCGGCGAGGCCGCCAATTCCTTCGCTCGCTTCACGACGTATTCGAACGCCTCGGGCGATGACTGCGCGAGGAGCTCGAGGATCGCCCACACCCACGCCTCGGTCGGCGCCTCGGCCTTCGACCCGTTGCTGAGGTGGATCGTTAGGCCGGCGTCCCGCGGCTTGATCGAAAACTGCTGCGGCTGCTCGCTCATGCCGCGCCTTTCAACGGCGCTTTGGCCGGCGGCGCCTGCGGCACGTCCGAGCGTCGCGTCAGGATCGTAAAGCCTTGCGGTGGATTGTCTGGCGTGTGTCGGCCCGGCTCGAGCGTGAGGACGATGCGACACTTGAGGCATCGCACCAGCTCGTACGATGCCAGCGCAGAGTTGAGGAGCGGCCCTTGCGGTATCGGCAATGGCCACACGCGAGGCACGATCACGTGGCCCCCGGCGCGCTCACAAGCGATGATATCGGGGTGCTTTGGGGGGGCCGGCAACCGATCCGTCGGCGGCTTCGTCGGATCATCGGCCGTACAGGTGCACGACGGATAAGTGCGGATGCCGTCGTTGAAAATGGGCACCTTGCACATGGGGCACTCGCCGACCTGAGTCCACTCTGCCATTGCCTATCTCCCCCTCCGCGGGCGCTTCCTATTCGGCCTGGCCCATTTCGTCCACGCGCGGATCATGTGGCGAGCGATCTCTTTCCGCTCGCGCACCGTTAGGGTGTGCTCGCTGACATTGCCGTCCCAGCCTTCGGAGAGGCCCCGGCCGTCAACACCCAGACCGAGGACGGCGCCATGCGCGTAGAACTTCGTGCCCGTACTGAGCCGGATCGTATCGCCTTCGGCTTTCATCTCGCCCCAACCGGGCCGACCGTCTCGTGACCGTCGCGCGCCTTGTACAGGTCTTCGATCTGCTTGACGAGCTCTTGGCCCCGCTTGGAGCCCATGCCGACGGTGGCCAATTCCTTGCGCTTGTCCCAAATCTGTTTGGTCATCTCTTCCTTGTCGAGGCCGCCCTCAATCTGGCCATCGATGTATGAATCCTCGGCCAGGTCGTCGGCGAGCTTCGCCATGCCCTCGAAGAACCACGGGGCGTTACCGAGCCGCGACGTCTTGAGGTACTCGGCGAATTCAGGCCCCCAGACCTTCGAGATGAGCCGATTCGAGAGCTCGGCCCGCCGCTTGTAGGTCTGCTCGCCCCACTTGTCTCGGATGGCGTCGAGGCCGGTCCGATACTCTTCGTCGAGCGCCTGGAGCTCTTGGGCTCGGTACTCGGCGTACATGCCCACGAGCTTTTGGCCGGCGTCCTGCGAGATGCCGGCGGCGTGGAACATCTTGGCGAAGTTCTCGCCGGCCTTCGGCGACCAATCCGGATTGCCCGCCACCTCTGGCAGGTCGAGCTTGTAGCCGGTGGCCGACTCTGGCACCCCCGTCGCCTTGCGCCAGGCCGCCACATCTTCCGGCTTGGCATCCTTGCCGGGCACCTTGACCATGCCGTCGAGCTTGGCGCCCACCATGCGTTTCGTGTCAATGTAGGCCCGGGCCAGGCCGCCCACGTCTTTGAAGTCGGCGAGCGCCTTGTCCCCCCGGAGAGGGATCGGCGCCGGCTTGCCGTCGGCCCCCTTGCCCTCGTACGTCTCCGGCACGAGGTCGAGCCACGAGGAGGGCGCACCCCCAGCGTTCGCAGTGCCCTCGCCGCCCTGGGTGCCCGATTCGCCTTCGCCCGCCATCCGGTGCTATCCTTTCCCCCGGGAGGGGTGCCCAATGGCATACTTTTTGACCGCCGTGCTACTTCTATCTCCTAGCATCGTCGCCGCTCAGGCCGCCATCGTTTTTCCTGACTACGCTCTAGAGAACGCCATCGTTCGATACCAGGTCGACATACCCCTGCGCCCGTTGGCGCCGAGCGGCCCGAGCATCTGGCGGCCGATCCTGCCGGAGCCGCCCGAGGTGCCGATCCTTCCCGGCCCGTACATCCGCCAGAAATACGATCCGGTCCTCAACGTCCCGAAGTTCTCGCCCGGCTCGGAGATCAACGCGGCGCAGGAGGCCGAGATCGCCCGCATCCGGGACTTGTACCTCGGCGGCAAGTAAGTTCACGGCTCCGGCTCCGACGTCAGCATACTGTCGGCCTTCGTCGGGCTGATGTATCGCTCGCCGCGCGCCTTGACCCGTTCAACGCGCTCAAGGATCCGAAGGACGAACGAGTGCACGCCAGCCCGACCGGCGAGGAGGAGTGGATCAATCGGCGTCGCCATGTCTTTGAACATGGGCTGATCGATATAGGCTCCGCGCTTCAGGTCCTCAAGCACGAGCTTGCCGAGGTCCGAGGTGAAGGTCTCGAAGTAGGCCCGGTCGAGCTCGGCCCGGATGTCCGCGGCCTTTTGGGCGATCTCGTGTGCGGTCGGCATCAGGCCGCCCCTGCCATCGCCGTTTGGTCCTCCGGCGCGCCGGTCTTACCCATCGCCCCGGCTTCGGTCAATGCCTTGAGCCCAGGGCCCGCCCTGCCGACCGTCTCAAGTGTGCCCTGGATCGCCGCCATCCGTTGCGCGGCCTGCTGCTGGGCCAGACGCGACGAGCGGACGTCGGCGACCTGAGCATCGCCGCGGATGATCGTCGTCGGCACGCCGTAGATTTGCCCGGCTAGGCGCGCGGCCTCGTCGTCGTCGGCGTTGTCGAAGATGTCGCCGGAGCCCCGGGCGGCGGCAATCTGAGCCATGAGCCCATACCACCGCTGGATAGCCTCGACGTCGGCGGCTTTCTGGGCCCTCGCGAGCGGCCCCTCGTACTCGACATCGATGTCGCCCCGCGGCGCCTGAGCGAGGACTTCCGGCACCGGTGAGAGGGCGCCCGCCCGAGCGGCCATGCTCACAACGCGGTCGACCATCGGCATCAGGTACTCGGCATGCGACCGGCCGGCGAGCGGCCCCATCAGTCGGAGCGTCTCCTCCTTGATCGCGATAATCTCGGTCGCCGTCATGCCCGGCTTTTCGCGGAGGATCCGGAGGAACGGCGTGAAGAAAATCTGTTGGATCTTCCGCTCGAGCCGGTTAAAGAGGTGCTCAGCGTACTCAAGCCGCGACTTCGACTCCATGATCCAGAACGACTGCTGATCCTTGACGACGTTGACCATGCCCGGCTCCCACGAGATCGAGCCGAGCACGCCGTCCTCAGTCGCGAACGCGGTGGGATCGATCGCCTTCGCTGCCGCCGCGAAATAGAGCTCGACCTCCCGGTTGAGCGAGCGGATGTCGGGCAGGGCGGTATGGCCTGGCCCACGGCCGAAGACTTCGCTCGAAGACTTCGACCAGCGCGTGACGCTGAATGGCTGCTCCTGGTAGCCGCCCTCACGGATGAGTTTCTTGTCGTCGAGGGCGACGTAGCACGAGGCGAATTTCATATTCTGCCGCGTGTAGCTCGAAGCCTTGCGGTCGTCGCCCCGCGGATAGACGCCGTGCACGATCGTGACCATCTCGTGAGCCCGACGCTCGGTGAAGGCCATCTCGGCGATCTTGTCGCCGACAGTGCCGGCGGCCTCTTCCTTCGACTTCGCGCCCGGCGCCCACTTGTCGACCGCGGCCCGAGCGCCCATGCGGAGCCGGCGGTAGAGTGTGTCGACGCGGCCGTTGGCATCCTCAGCGATAACGTAGCTGCCCATCGGCATCGCCTTGAAGCTCGGCCCGCCCCACACGCCGAGCGCCGTCGGCATCGCCTCATCGATGAAGAGGCCACCGGTGCCGAAGGTGACTAGGTCGAGGTAGAACTCCGCGGCCTCGGTCACGAAGTTCGATTGGTTGATCGCGGCCAGCGTTCGGTCAGTCGTGTCCTCGAGCCAGTCGCGGACTTCCTTGACCTTCATCAGCGTTTGGTCACGCATGACGAGGCTCATCCATTTTTGAACGCTGGACGTCAGGAGGCCGCCGAGGCTGGCAGCCAAGATGATCGCGGCATCCGGCGCCTCAGAATCGAAGAGGCGCTCGGTCTGCCGCTCGCCCGGTGTGCGGATGGTGATGATGTCGTTACTCTTGTGCGGCATGATGTAGTCGGCGAGCGTCTGGCAGACCTGCCAGTGCGTCGCCGCCGACGTCCGGAGCGACTCCTCCGACTTCAGAATCTTCGCGGGATCCGCCGCCATCAGACCAGGCCCCGGGTGATGTACAACGCCTTCGATTTCGAGTCGAGCACGTAGCTGACAGCGCACCGAGCACAAATGTCGCGGCCGGTGATGACGTTGTGAAAGACCGCCCGATTCCGATGCGTCGCCCAGCCCGCCGCGCACATCTCGCAGATCGGTCGGAGCTCCGTCGCTTGCGTCAAGGGCATGTACACCTCGCGCGGCTTGCCCAGATTGCTACTCCCCCGGCGGATGCGTCGCGGCTTGCGCGGGCGGTGGAGAATCGGCCGCTTCGGCTTCGGAATGAACGCGATCGGTCGCCGCTCCGCGTTGCCGAGACGGACCGGCCCTCTCATGTCTTGCCGATGCCGAGCAGCGTCGGCGTCACCACGTCTTGCGCCTTCGTCATGGTCTCCCCAGAGAGGAGCACGGTACTCGCCCGGCCCCGGGACCTGCGCTGGCGCTCGCGCTCTTTCAGGGCGGCGGCCTGCGCCTCCGGAATGCTTGTGTCCGAAGCCGAGGGACGGACCTCGCCCGGATGCTTGCCGGTGCCAATGCCCCTGCCGCCGGCCTCGAGCGCCTTGTACTCCTCACTGCCATAGAAGAGCTGGCGCAGCTCGTCGACGGTATACGGACGATGGCCGCCCTCATAGCCGGGGTCCGCGAATGTCGGCTCAACCAAGTTTTTCGCCCACGCCATGACGACGTCTTCGTCCTCCGGCTGACGGCCGAGGACTTCCTTGTACAAAAGCCGGACCGATGCCCTGGCCTCTTGCGGCGTCGGCGGCGCTCCCGCCGTCTTGAGCTTCGGCGTCGTTGGAGACGGCTGTGACACGACGACCTTTTTGCCACTGCCGCCGAAGTGGCGCGCGCGAGGATCGCCGAGACCGAGCGCGGCCCCACCACCGCGCTCATTGCCGGCGAGACATTGCCTCACCTCGTCGCCAGTCTGCCGGCTCCCCGTCATTTCGTCGCCTCTGTCTCACGTTCGCTGCCCTGCCGGAATTCGAGGCCGTCACCACAGTCGATCTGCAGATTAAACGTGTTGCCGCCGCCGTAGACCATGGCCACTGCCCCACTGCCCGTAATCTGGCCCTTGCCTTTGCAGGACACATACCCCGGGGCGTGGGCGCCGACGGAGCATCCGGTCAGGCCGAGCCCGAGAATCACGACCCAGCGCCTCACTTCCGGCGCTCCTGTGCGAGCCCGCTACGCGTCCGCTCCTCAAGTCGCTGGCGCTCCTCGACGAGCCGCCGTCGCGTCCGCTGCTCGAGCCACCACGCCAAGCCAAACAAGCCGGCCATCGTCCCCAGATAGCCCACCACGACCGTCAGCATGAGCGATGTCCTCACGCCGGCGGCTCTGGGACCGCGGGCACCGGTGGCCTCGTGTTCCGCCAGACTTCCGCGAGCACGCTCTCGATACGATCCAGGCGCGCGGCGAGATCGACGCCCTCGAGGTTCAGAATCTTCGCGAGGATCTCATCCGACCGGCGGATGATCTCGCGCTCCTTGCTCGGTCTCATCGCCCTAGACGCCCTCGCGCTGATGCATCGAGTGACGGCGGCAGACGTAAAGCGTCCGCGCCGCGCGGTCCCTGCATCCGAAGGCTTCCCACTCGTGCCCTTGCCATGAGCACACGAGGAGCCATGCGATACTCGGCCAGAGCCGCTGTGTCCACCTCATCCCTTGCGCTTTCGGACCCGGCCCGTACTCGCCGTGCGATGCGTGCCGGTGATCTTGCCGGCGTTCTGCGAGGCGTAGAACACTCGCTCGCCCTTGTCGGCGCCGTACTCCGACTTCATGGCCGCCATGATCTTCTTGCCTTTTTTCGTCAAGGGCACGGGCGGTCTCTCCTCTTTTTCATAGACTGGATTATTTCTACCCGTAAGAAGATCCGCGTAAGCGCGTTCAGCAGGTCATCAAGCACCGCCGAGTCATTGCCGCTCCGACGCCGAGTCATCGCAGGACCCACGCGACGTAGCCGACGAGCATCGACAGGCCGATGGCGCGAAGCCAGATCGGCGGCGGCGCGCCGGTCTCGACGCGCCAGATTTGGCAACCGAGCCACATGCCGGTGATGATGGCGAGGAGACTCTGGGCGGTGGTCACAGTCGCCGTCTTTGATGCGCCGTCGGGGGGCCGCTCTCGTAGATGTCCCCGCCACGGTTCCCATCTGTGACGGTCTCCTCGCTTGAGGAGTAACCTGGGCTATAGAACAGCATCCCCTGACGGCCCACCTCTGACGTAGACGGGGCGGCGATCATTTGTGCAACTCTCGGTCTGCTTCAAGTTGCGCCGCCCTTTGCATAAGTTCGTGGGCCTTGTGGGCTAGGGTAGCAATCACTAAGGATTCATCCGGTGTAGCTGGTCGCTCATACGCCATCGCGGGGTCTTGCTCGCCATAGCTCCACGTCAACCAAGAGAGTGCCTCTAACGTGGCCCGAATGGCCGCCTTGTGAGTAATAGCGAGGTCTGGATAGCCGCGTATCAATTCTGAGATGGCTGTGATGAGCGGATCTGCCGCATCCAAAAGCCTCTTGCTAGCAGCCTCCCTGCGACACCATTCAGTTTGAAATAGCGGCAACGGCTCAAGCCTGGTGTACTCGCCGGTCACGTATGGAGCCGCTGGCAGACGGGCGACGCCTACGTGGCCATTCGCATTGCATGCCCCATCCCGGTCTAGCCGGTCGTGACAAGTGCCGCAGAGGGCGAGCAGCGCCCAGAGCTTCACGAAGCTCGGATCGTTAACGATCTCGCGCTCTATTTTGCGCGTTCCGAGCATTTCTCGGTGCTTGGCTCCGTCTCCACGGAGATGGGCTATTTGCAGTGGCGCGATTTCTCCGCAGCATGGACAAGCCAAGCCGGTAACTTGCTGGACTGCCCCACATAGAATTAGCGCCCTATAGCGAAGCGTCACGACAGCATCGTCCCCGCCCGGAAGGGTTGCCGCACCCCGGGCCGTGTCCGGTTGTAGTCGAAGACGTTGGTGGCCGCGCTCGTCGCCCGGAAGGGCCCGACCGGCAACGTGCCGATGCGGTGATGCTCGCCAAGGAGCCGGAAGGCATCGGCGCCGTGCGACGTCCAGTCGTGATATGGCTCCACGTGGAAGTCTCCACGCTTCTCATCCCAGAGCCGGCGATAGTTCGTCAGGCACTCGACCAGATGGCCCGTCTTCGCCTCGTCAAACCAGCATCGAGCGAAGAGACGGCGCGCGGACTCGATGCCAGAGTTGACGCCCTTCAGATCCTTCGGCCGAGGGTGCACCGTGATCCGCTCGGCGAGGTGCAACGGCCGCATGAGGTCTCGCAGCTGGTCCTCTATCGACTTGCCGGAGCCGAGCTCGCGCCCTTTCGCATCGTGGGGCAGATGCACCGCGCCGTAGATGTATCCACGCCGCTGTAGCTGGCCGACGTAGAACGCGAGATCCTTGCCGTTGTCTTCGAGGTAGTCGACGATGTGCACCTCGCGACCACACGTCTGCGTGAAAATGATCGCGGTCGAGTCATCGACGCCGAGATCCCACCACGTATCGACAACGAGGTTCGGCTCCCACGGCACCGGCCGGATGCGATGATCGGCGCGCACGGCTTCCATCTGGCGCGCGTAGTAGGCGCCTTGGATCGCGGCTTCCCATGAGCACTCGAGCTCTTGCGCGTACTCGTCGTCGCTCATCGGCGGCGGCCCGACGCGCATGTCGCGAAGCTCTTGGGCGTCGAGAATGCCGGTCTCGCTTGCGCGGTACATCCGGACGAGCCGCGTCGAGTCGTTGGCCATCTTCTGGTGCAGCGTGTAGAAGTGATTTCGGCCGAGCGGCTTGCCGGCGAAGATCACCCAGCCCTTCCGGTCGGCGAGCATCGGGCGCACGATCTGACCGAAGAGTCTGGGCGTTGTGAGTTGGTACTCATCCATGACAACGCCGTCGAGGTAGATGCCTTGAATCGAGTCGGGGTTGTCAGCGCCGTAGAGTCGCAGGCGGCGATCGCCAGGCAGGTCGAGGCGCAGCTCGGACTCGTTGAAGCGCGCCATCGGGATCGGCGCTGCGTACTTGTGCACGTAGTCCCATGCGATGTCCTTGGCCTGCTTGAGATAGGGCGCAATGAACGCGTAGCGCGGCGACTCGTTCGTCGACATGGCGCACTCGCGGATGAGGTGGTTGACGAGCATCACAGACTTTCCAAATCTTCGGTGGGCGACGACGAGGGAGGCTCGTGGCCGTTGGCGTGCCCATTGCTCGTGGAATTCCCGCTGGAGAGTGCGCGGGGCGTATGGGATTGCAACGCGACGTCCGGCGCTCCGCTGTCCCACGAGATTACGACCGGCCCATTGATGACGGTGCCTTCATGCTCGAGGCGCAGGATCTTGGCGAGGTGACCGAGTGCCTCGAGCTTGTCGTGGAATTTGACGCGCAGAGTTCTCGATGGCGACTCACCGCCGCTGAGATGCTCGGAGACTTCGGCGATCGGCACCGCGTGCTCGAGTTCCTCGCTTGACTTGAGGCTGATGCCGTTCGGCCCCCAGGACACGAAGTCTCGAACATCCATGAAGCCGATGGCCCCAAACTCGGCCATGACGCGGTCGGCCGTGATATCGTGGGCGTCGAGACGTTTCGACACAGCCTCTCGAATCCCAATGGTTCCCAACAGGCGCGGCCCGGTGACGTCAGCATCCTTCGGAGCGTAGCCAGCGTGGACAGCAGCGCGCGTAGCATTACCACGAACGCCAGGAGGGCCGGCGACGTAGGCACGGACGAAGGCTTTACGCCGCGGGGAGAGCTCGCGCGCCATGAGTAGCAGCCATCTGGCCCTATTTCTAACACGGTCTGTGCACTATTTCGCAAGCGGAATGTGCAGGGACCGCGGCGACCGGCAAAGCGCGAGCATGGCAGGGAGAGCACAGGCGTAGGCCGTTGGCATCGGGGAAGGTGGCGACGCCGGCCGTCCGAGAGCCGCACTGCTGGCAGAACCACGCGGAGATGGCGCCACAGCGAGGGCAGGGATAGGAGCTGACATCGCCGGGCCGTTCCTGGGGCCGATCCTGGGAGCAGTTGCCACACGTCCTCACGGCGTTGATCCGTTCCGGCTTGGCGGTCCAGCCGCACGCGCATTTGCCTTGGTTCCAATAGCGGCCGCATTCCGGGCAGTCAGGCATGGGGGTCGTCTCCGTTGCGCTCGAGGGGTGGGAGCTCGCCGACGTACTGTTCACATTTGGTCTTACCAAAGAGCGTCTCGGGGCGAAGGAATTTGCTCATCTTCGGGTCTGGGCCCCACTCGCGGACCTTGCGGGAGACCACGGCCTTGAGTTGCCATGGCTCAAGTCCGTCTCGGATACGGGCTCGGATGAGGTCGAGATTGGCGCTTACGGGGCGGTAGGACTTTCCGGCCTTGGTGTTGAGCCACTCGAGGACTTCCCAAGCCGGGCTGTTTTCGGAATCCTCCGGAGTCACACGGCCGCCGGAGGCAAGTTCCCTCCCTTCCCTTCCGATCAGATCAGATCCCTTCCGATCAGATCCCTTCCGATCAGATCCGCGCGCGCGCGCGAGGACGGAATCCTCTGGAGGCTTCGCGAGTCCTCCGGAGTCCTCCGGAGCTTTCAGTGAATCGTTATACGACGGGAGTTTAGTCGGGGCGGGGTGGGAAACACGCTGGTGATCCTGCCAAGATGGGAAATCTGCATATTGAGTGTCCCGTGTGAGGTACAAACGTATCAGACCGACGGCGGCGAGGGCTTCGAGAGCACTCTGGACGTCTCGCGAATGCACCCGAGGATGGTAGGCGAACACCAGAGTCCGGAGCTGCTCCGGATCGGCGACCAGACGGCCCTCATCATCGGCCTCGGTCAGCATGCCGATCCAGAGTCGGTATTGCCGATCGGTGAGCGGGCCAATCTTGCGGTGGGTTTTGTGCTCGGGCTTGAGTGACCGAATACGTGGCACGGCCTGGACCCCTCCAAGCGCAGAAATTGACGCACGGGACCGGGGGGGTTCCCGGACTCGCTCACCGTGGCGGCCTAGCGAACGGGCCCGGCCCCGGCGTCGATTACGTTTCTATCACGGAGAGTAGAGGGGCGCCTACAAAAAAGTGGGCGGTCGGGTTAGGGCCGGGAATTATTTTATTTGGCCCCTTGACAAACCCAAAGCGGTCGGGGTATTCTCAGGGCATGGAGGAGAATCGCATGAAGGACTTCGACGTGATCTTTACTCGGCTCGAGGGCAACCTGGAGTCATCGATTGTTCTGCGCGGCGCGTACACGTTCGGCACGACCGAGAATAAGGTGAAGCCGCTACATATCGTCATTGCCGAGCCGTGGAATATGGACGCGCTCTGCGGGCGCCGCGTCTTCGAGTTGCACGACGGCAAACTTGAGCGCTTCTGGCGTTCGCTGGACGTATGCCGCGCCTGCCTACGCGAACGCCGGAGAGGAGTCTAACCCGTGCGCGGCCTCGACGCCTGGATCACGAAGGAGGAGCCGGATCCGCATCGCGACTGCGGCGAGTGGCGGTGCCCTTGCGGCGAGTGCATGAACTGTGCGCCGCGCCACGCCTGCGACGTCAAGCCGGTCTGGGATCGAGACGAGGAAGGAGCCTGACATGACCACGCCAGCGCAGCCCAACCAAGATGTATGCGGATATGAGATCGCCGCCGCCATCCGGGCGAGGGGCAAAGGATGAAGGCCCGCAAGAATCCCGCCGCCGTCGCCCTCGGCCGGCTCGGCGGGCTAAGCAGTGCGAAGGTCCTGACGGCGGCCAAGCGGAGAGCCTCACGCGAGAACGGCAAGCGCGGCGGGCGGCCGAGGAAGACACGGAAAGAGCCATGACGCCGGAGCAGATACGCGAGAAGTTCGCGACGATCCGGCGGGCGCTCATTGACGCCGAGGCCGTGTGCGAGGACGAGACCTACGAGTTGCTCACAGAGGATATGCGCGACGCCCTCAGCGCCCTCGCGGCGTTGGAAAGGTGGGTCCATGATTCGGCTACGTATCACCGATGACACTCTGGCGCAGAACCCAGCCATACAGGAGTGGCTTGAAACATGCGAGTCGCTTATCAACGCCGAGATTGAAAGGAAGCTCGTCGAGCTCTTGATAACCGGCGCATGCCGCATCGGCGACGAGGTCTTTTCTCTTGAGGTGGATCGTATAGACTATGGGCGGTGCGCTTCGCTGCCCACGTCGTCTTCTCAACCCTGACGCTCCTCGCCCTCATCCTTCCTAGGCGCGTTCGGTGGTACGTCCGGGTGGCGCTCTTTGCCCTCGGCTGGTGGTGTCTGCTCTGAGCGGATCCGCTCGAGGGCGACGTCGATTGGCGAGGGGCGCTTGGCCAGATACCTGGCGACCAAGAAACACGCCAAGGCGAAACCGAGGGCGACGAGGCAGGCGGCCGTGGTCAGGATGGCGACCGTCCAACAGGCCGCGAGATCGTTGGTCCATCCGGCGAGGAGTGCCGGCAGATCCTGAGTTCGCCTCGACTGGCGCCGCTTAGCTCGGAGCTGGGCCCGGGCCTCGGCATCAACAACGGCACGCCGAGCAAGGGCGAGCGGTTTACGGATGAGTTCGATGCGCTCAGGCGGTGCTGTGTCGATCGCTTCGCGCAAATATGCTTGCACGGCGAGCCCGTCCAGATGGTGGGCGACCATAGCTTCTACCACCGCCGCCGGTAGGCGGGCAATCGTCTCCTGTTGGTCCGTGCGTACTTCTACGATATCCCCATCACGCAACGGCCATTGGTGACTCCGAAACAAACACCACAGCCGGTATCGGCCCAACGCTCCCACTGACACAGGACGTGTATCCGCACCGGGCCTGCGAGCGAGCGGCAGCATCATCCTGCCATTGGGCAGAACTCCCAACTCCATGAGAAGTTCCTTATCCACAGTGTGAAACGCCGCACAGAATCGCCGATAAGAGGCAGTTCGGTCAGGTCGGGCCACTGCAGGTCGTTGCCCGGGACGTCAATCCCCCCGCCGATTGGGAGGGGCTTCCGGTGCACGTCACGCCGCCGCCGCGGCGCGTAGGCGAGCCGATACACTTCATTGCGGTCCAGGTTGTAGACGTCGCAGAGCTTGTCGAGCGTCTCCGGCTTCGGCCGGCGCACGTTGCCCTTGAGCCAGGCGTGCACGGAGCCGACGGGATCCTGCAGGTGGACGCTCATCCGATAAGGCACACCATCATGGAACGTGTCGACAATCCACTGCACGAGCGACGGGAAATCCTTGACTTTAGGGCCCATTTCTATCCTCCCGATAGGAGCCTAGCACACTGCCAAACTTTTTGCATTTTGCCTCTTGACAGACTTCTACTATTCGTGAAAGAATCCGGCCATGGTGAAATACGACAAGCGAGCCCTCGGCCGGCTGATGGTGGCCCGCGGATGGGGGGATGCGGACGTGGCCCGCCGCGCCCGGACCACGCGCCAGAACGTGAACCATCTGCGCCGGGGCCTGACCGAGCCCCGGGCCTCAACCATCGCCCGCCTCGCCAATGCCTTCGGTGTCCGCGTTGACGCCTTCTACGGCCAGCCGGCAGCCTGATGTGTCCCCTTACGCCTCGGAGGTCCGACATGAATGCGCTTCTTGACGAGTCGCGTGACACCCGCCTCGAGCCGGGCCTGCCGTTCCTGAAACAGCTCCGTATCTCGCCCCGCGTGGCGTTGCTGCTCGAGGCCGAGCGGGCGGCGAATGAATCGTGGGGCGACTTCGCGCTGGCGGGCATGATCGCGCTGGCAACGATGCGGCGGACTGTACGCATGGATCTGCGCGGCGCCTACCGCCTACTTGTCGGGATCGTCGGGGCCACCGGCGCGCAGGAATTCCCGACAGATGTCAGGGCCCTCGCTGACGAGCGTCGGGGTCTGGCCAAGGCGCGCGGCCGATGACGCCGCCGCCGATTCCGGAGGCGATCCGACACTCCCGCGGCGTCCTGCCGCATCCCGCGGGCTACGTTCTGGTGGCGGCGATGGCGGTGTGCTGGTCGTGTCAACAACTGCGCGGCTTGTTCTGTGTCAGCAAGGGCGGCGACTGGCGTTGCTTGTTCTGCGAATAGAAGGAGGACTCCCGATGCGCGATCCAGTGTGCACGGTCTGCGAGGCCCAGGTTGATCGGACGCTCGATTACTGCCACGGATGCGGCACCTTCGTGTGCCTCGTCTGCTCCCTCCGGGTGAGGGTCCAGCGGCCCCATACGATCGCCGACCATCGCCCGACGACCCTGCGCCTCATCCCAGGCGGTCTGGTGAAAAGCGCATGAGCGAATGGCTGCGGGCGAATCTGGAACGAACGGTCGACGAGCGGCCTCATGCCGAGCTCGCGCGGGTCTATGACGCCCTGCCGCGCCGTCGGCCACGAGCGCCACAAGGAGCGGCCATGACGACTCGCGAGCATCTCCGGATCCTTGAGATGGTGGCCTGCACGCTGCGCGAGGTGGTGTCCGACCTAGCCGTCTGCGCCGAGACCGACATGCTCGCGCACGCCCGAGTCCTCGCCGAAGACATCGATGACAAGATCGCCAAACTCGAGGCCGACCGGGAACAAGAGATGCTCGACGCCGCGATCGACGAGGCGCGAGGCAAGTAGAGACACGACCGCCGCCGGGGACCTGGGAGCCCACGACGGCGGGCATGTCGCGATGAGAACCGACTAGGTAGCCAAAGAGGAGGATACGCGATGGCCGAGCCCGAAGTCAAGATTATCGAGAAGCCCACCACGGCGCTTTCACGCCTCGATCCGCAAGCCCTCATCACGGCGGCTATTGAGAAAGGCAGCGACGTCGAGACGCTCGAGCGGCTCGTCGCCCTGGCCAAGGATGTCCGCGAGCACCTCGCCCGCGAGAAGTGGTTCGCCGCCATGGCCGCCTTTCAGGCCGAATGCCCAGACGTGCTCAAGACGCGCATCGGACAGACGCGCTCCTATTCCTACGCCTACGCCTCGCTGGATGACATCCTCGACGTGGTCCAACCGGTCATGGGCCGGCACGGTCTATCCACGCGCTGGCAGACGCGGAGCGATGGGACCACGGTCGCCGCGAATTGCCTGATCGCCCACGAGCTCGGCCACGTCGTCGAGTCCGGCGAGGTCGTCATCCCTGTCGAACGGAGTGACGACGGCCGCGGGGCGACGCCGGCCCAGCGCGTCGCGATCGCCATGCAGTACGCCAAACGCCTATCGTTCAAAAACGTGTCCGGCGTCGAGCCCGACAGCGTTGACACGGATGGATCAAGCTCCAACATCCGGGACCAACATCGCGACGTCGGGGCACCGGCGCCCGATAGCGATGCGCCCCTCGATGAAGGGGCCATCCGCAAGTTCTGGGCGATCGCCCGCGGGGCGAAGTGGGCCGAGGATGCACTTCATGATCTCTTGGCGAGCTATCAGTACAACAAGCCGGAGGAGATCCGGGCCCGCGACTGGCCGGCGATCGAGGCGAAGCTCAAGGCCGGGCCGAAGAAATGACTTTGCCCCGGGTCTCCGAGATTCTTGCTGAGGCTGGCCTCGGCCCGACCTTCGACGGCGCCTCGCCGGCCGTGCTCAAGGCCGCCCGCGATCGCGGCGTCAAGGTCCACGCGGCGATCGAGGCGCATCATTACGGCTACCCGTTCCAGCTCGCCGAATACGGCGAGCCCTACTACAACGCCTACCTGAAATTCCTGGCCGAGACCGGCCATGAGCCGATCATCTCCGAGGCTGAGGTGATCCACCCGGCCTGGAAATACGTCGGCCATCCGGATCGCATCGGCTGGCTGACGGGCCGCCGCGGGATCATCGACTACAAATGCTCTGATGCCCCCGACCTGACCGCCGCCGGCCGGCAACTGGCTGGCTACTTCTTGGCCTGGAATGCAGCCCACCCGACGATCGCCGTCCAGTGGGCGGGTGTCCTGCAATTGAAGCGTGCGGGCGTGTACAGGTTCCACGACATCACGCCGGTCCTTCCCCACCACGAGAAAGTCTTTCTGGCCGCCCTGGTGGTCTATCGGGAGCGGCACGGAGTTATCTCATGAGCCAAGAAATGGCCACGCTGCAAAAGGAAGCCGAGTCGTTTACGGTCCGGCTTGAGGCGTTGACGATCACCGACGCCACGAGTTACGCCAAAGCCGGCGAGTGGGTCAAGGTCGCCGCCGCTTTCATCACGCGGGTAGAAGAGTTCTGCGCGCCGGTCATCGATGCCGCCCACAAGGCGCATAAGGTCGCCATCTCCCAGCGCGATAGCCTCGTGGGTCCGGTGAAGGGATTCAAGCGGGCCATGGGCGCCCGCATGGCCGAATGGGATCAACAGCAAGAAGACATCCGCCGTCAAGCCGAGGAGACCGCCCGCCGCGAGCGCGAGCGCCACGAGCACGAGGCCCGGCAAGCGGCCATCGCCGAGGAGCGCCGGCTCCGAGCTGACGCCGAGATCAAGCGCCTTGAGGAAGCCGCCGCCCTTGAGGCCCGGGGGGATACCGCGGCTGCCGAGCGTCTCCTCGATGCGCCGCTCCCGGTGCCCATCGTCATGCCGGCGCCGGTCTTCGTGCCGATGCCGCCACCGGTCGAGGTGACGCCCAAGGTCGAGGGGATTTCGTACCGCGAAGAGTGGGATTTCGAGATCCTCGACGCCCGGCTCGTGCCCGACGAGTACAAGGTGATCGACGAGGTACGCCTCCGCAAGGTCGTACGGGCCCTGCGGGCGTCGACCAATATTCCGGGCGTGCGCGCCCTCTCCCGCAAGATCCAATCGGTGAGAGCATGAGAGCCCCAAAGCGGCGGCGCGCCAGCAAGCGGCATCAGCGGCGGACCCGGCAACGCGAGCGCGAGATCGCGATTCGGGCGGCCGGACAAGCCCGATATGCCGCGCTCCTCGGCACCATCATTGATATGCACCGGCCCTTTTCATGGGAGACGCCCGCGTGAGTTTCTTTGGTCTCTTTCGGCGTCAGGAGCGGCCGCGTGAGATGTACATCGGTCTCGATGGTCGGCCGCGTGGGTACGACGAGCACGTGACCTTTCAGTCGATGGTCGCGGTCCCCGGCTGGCACGAGTACAACCGGCGGATGTGCCATTTGATCCATCGGGGCGGACGCCATGCTGACGACCTACAATCCTGACCGGGTCGAGCACATCCGCCTGGCCGAGGTGTGGCTCGAGCGGATGACGCGGGATGGCGATCTCGGCCCTATGTTCCTGCGCCACTACGCCGCCCCGCATCGATTTCTCATGTTCTTTGCCGAGCGCACGACGAAGCTCTATTTCGTCGCCGACCATAATGGCTTTTGGCTGTGCGCCTGGACGACGCCGTTTATTTCCGACGTCAAGATGCTTGGCTTGTGGGTCCGTGCCGACCGGCGCCGCCAGCGCGACTCCCTGGTCGCCGTTGAGTCGACCTATGCCGTCCTTCTCCGCGCCTGCCCCGGGATGGTCGGCGCCACGAAGCGCCGCGACCTGGTCTCGCCGGAAAGTGGCCGCATGAGCGCCCACGAAAAGATGGGCTACCGCGTGCTCTGCGAGCTCCCGCCGATCGACGAGGAGCCGGCGTGGCTCGTCGGCATCACGCGCGAGTGGTTCGCCAAACGCCTGAGCCGGCATATCGAGGACGACGGTGCCTAACCTGACCCCGAAGCCCCGCCCCGAGCGCGAGCAATGAGAACCGAGGCGTATATGTCCGACTGGACATCCGGCGAACGATGGGATATCGGCACGCGAGAGGATTGGGAAATATTCAAGCTGCCGCGGACCCACCTAAAGCGGCGAGAGCGAGAGGTGCGCGGCTGCTTGATCCGATTCGGCCGCGAGTTACCAAATAGGCCTGGCTCCGCGAACGTAGAGAAGGCGCCGTGGCCTAGCAAGATCACGAGGCGATTCCGACGCCGTGTGTGCATCCTTCCATTCGGACATGTCGGCGCCCATCGCGGCCCTATTATGTCCCTCTGTGAGCGAGAGCGCCCATGAAGCCCCGCCCCGAGCGCGAGGTCATCTAGTGTGCCGACCTTCGGAAGCCTCTTCGCGGGCATCGGCGGGCTCGACCTTGGCCTCGAGCTGGCCGGCTGGCGATGCCGCTGGCAGGTCGAGGTCGATCTGTTTTGCCAAAGGGTTCTCGCGACGCATTGGCCTCACGTTGCGCGCTACGGAGACATACGACATTTCCCGCTACCCGACACCGAAAGAGTTGATCTCATCTGCGGCGGCTTCCCCTGCCAGCCCGTCTCCATCGCTGGCAAGCGACTCGCCCAAGCCGACGAGCGATGGCTCTGGCCCGAGTTTGCCCGGCTGGTTCGCGCGCTACGACCGCGACTCGTCCTCGTGGAAAACGTCCCAGGTTTGCTTGGGCGGGGAATTGGAGACGTTCTCGGAGACTTGGCCGCGTGCGGGTATGACGCGGAGTGGGATTGCATACCAGCTTCAGCCGTTGGCGCCCCTCACCGACGAGACCGCGTCTGGATCGTGGCCTACACCGACGAGCAACGACTGGAAGAACGCCGGATATATGACGAAGGACGGGCGGATATATCCAACGCCGCCGGGAGCAGTGGGTGCGGCGAAGTGGCCGACGCCGACAAGTCGGGACTGGAAGAACGGCAACGCCAGCCCAGCGACGCACGCCAGAAACGCACGCCCTTTGAACGAGATGGTGAAGCTGAACACGAAAGGCCAGTTCCCGACGCCGGTCGCACCCGACACGGGCTCACGCAAGCACGAGTATTCGCAGGGCGGTATGGCGTTGAGTCAGTCGGTTGGTGGGCAGCTGAACCCGACATGGGTCGAGTGGCTCATGGGATTCCCGCTCGAGTGGACCGACTGCGGGCCCTCGGCAACGCGGTCGTCCCTCAAGTCGCCGAATGGATCGGGCGCCGACTGATGGAGATTCTATGCGAATGATGAAGCCCCGCCCCGAGCGTGAGGTCCAGGCGGCAATTTTAGCCTTCCTCCGCACAGTGCCCGGCGTCGTTGCTTGGCGCAACAACGTCGGCGGAATGAGCGGAGAGCACAAGGGCAAGCGGTGGTCGGTGCGCTTCGGATTCCCGGGGCTATCCGACATTATCGGATGGAAAACTGTGACGTGGCCGGAGTCCTGCGCCCGGTTCTTGGCGATTGAGTGCAAACGCGAGGGCGAGGAGCCAACGCCAGCGCAAGAGGCATTCTTGTACTCCGTGCATAAGGCCGGCGGCATCGCCATCGTCGCCCGCAACGTCGACGACGTCGCCCGCGCCCTCGGGATGAAGGAGATGCGATGACTGAGCCGGTGCGGCCGTGGAGACGAGTTCTCCCAAATACACCCGGGACACCCAATGCCCCGAGCCGGAGACACTATCTGCCGGGCCGTAGTCTCACCGGCCGAGGTGGATATGTATTTCTCCCGCTTGAGTGCGGGCACAAAGCAATGCGCCCCATCCAGGCGAAAGAGCCGAAACGTGTACGGTGTAACCGCTGCTCGGAGGCCCCATGACTGAGCCGGTGCGGCCGTTGACACCTCAAGAGATAGCAGACATGAATGTCGAAATGTCCTTGGTCGTCCAGCCGGAGTGGCGCGTTCGTAGTCTACTCGCCACCGTGGCCGCGCTCCAGCGCGACATCCACGCATATCGCGGGAGTCTCGGCTACGCGGTCCCGGGCGATCACAACGGCCTGTTGAGCGATGGCACGAACCCGAACAATGGCATTGCTGAGGCCCTGCACAATCAAGTGGCCGCGCTCCAGGCTGAGGTGGAGCGCGCGGGCGACGCCGCCCGTGACCGCTACCTCGACGAGCTAGAAGAGGCCGCACGCAAGGTCGGCATCGTCCCCGATCCTCAGCAGAACATCGGGTACCAATTGCTGGCCGAGGTGGAGCGGTTGAAGGGAGTCACCGAGCAGCAAAAGACATGGTGGGAGTCGGTGCTACAGGAAGCCGAGACCGAGAACACGGCGCTGCGGCGGGTTGTCGATGCCGTTACCTACGCCATGAAGTCAGGATGCTTCCGCCCTGTACCGGGGCTAGCAAAGGGTGCAAGCACCGAGGATCTTGTGAAGTGGGGCGCC